CGCCCGCGCTGGTTGAGTATCGCGGTGCGGTGTGGCATGAGATCTTCGAGCGTGGCGCGTTCGCCGGGGCGCAGGAATCTCCGCACCGCGTGCGTGCCAATCGCGAGCATGATCGCAATCGCACTGTGGGCAAAGTGGTTTCATTCCCTGAGCGTAGCGTCAATGGCTTGGTTACCGATGTGAAGATTGCCAAGACGCTGCTTGGCGATGAGACGCTGGCGCTGGCTGATGAGGACTGCGTCGGCGCGAGCGTCGGCTATGCCGTTGTCGGTGATGGTGAGCGGCTGGAGAAGCGCACCATGACACGCTATGTCACCAACGCTTTCCTGCATCATCTCGCGTTCGTGGAGCAACCCGCATTTAAGGATGCGGCGGTGCTGTCAGTGCGCGGGGAGGATGACCTTACGACTGTGTCGGCACCGCAGCCAAAGGTGTTGCTGGATGCTACGTTTGATGACATCCTGCAATTGTCCAACTGGATGGCCTCGCGCCAGAGCGGTTGACATCAAATAGCTTCGCGGGGTTTAATCTTCGCGAATGCCCGAATAGCAGTAGGGCACAACAGATCCGAATAGCAGTAGGATCACCCCGCCGAATAGCAGTAGGCATGGCCGAATAGCAGTAAGCCGAATCCCCTTACAGCACAACACAAGTAGGAGAAAAGTCATGTCTCGTGAACTGCCCATCAACCCGCTGACTGGCGAACGCGCCATCGGGTTCCGTAAGAACGGCGCGCCAATCTTCAACTGCGCCGGTGGATCTGGTAGCAATGCTGCTGCCGGTGACGCGATCATCCGGCGACTGCAAACGGAGTTCCACGAAAAAGAGGTGTTCGCGAATTCCATCATGGAACGCGCGGAGGCGGGTAACCGCGATCTGTCCGACGACGACAAGGGCTTGCTGGTGGAAACCCGCGAGCGCATGGAATCGATCAAGGACCAGATCGAAAACGTCGAAGCCCTGCATGCGGTGGCATCGCAGACCCGTCAGCGCGCGGCGCAGGTCGACGCACAGATTCAGCGGGATCGTGGCGTCAGCCAGCACGGGCCAATCGAATTCCGTTCGGCGGGTGACTATTCGCTGACGCTGTACATGGCGTCACAGGGCAACCGCAAGGCCAAGGAGCGCCTGGAGTTGTACCAGCGCGCAGGCAGTGACGGCGGCGTGGACCACACCACGACGACCGACATGGAAGGCGTGATTCCAGATCCCATTCTGGGGCCGGTGCTGAACTTCATTGATTCCGCGCGGCCACTTGTGTCGGCACTGGGGCCACGCCCGCTGCCCGGCATGAACTGGCACCGGCCACGAGTCACGCAGCACACCACGGTTGCCAAGCAGACCGGGGAGAAAGAGGAACTGGTCAACCAGCGGATGAAGGTGGAACGTCTGCCGGTCAGCGCGGATACCTACGGCGGCTTCGCCAACGTGTCCAAGCAACTGGCTGATTTCTCCAGCCCCGATGGCGTGGACCTCGTGATCAACGATCTCGCGGCCAACTACGCTATCGAAACCGAAGCTGCTACTTGCGATGCCGTGGCGGCTACGGCGACCACAGCCATTGATTACGATGGCGATGATGCACCGACTGTCAATCGTGCGTTGTGGGCAGCGGTGGCGGCGGCGTACGCGGCGGTCAAGGGTCAGGGGCGCATCCTGCTCGTCTGCTCGCCGGGGGCGATGGGCATCTTCGGCCCGCTGTTCCCGCCCATCAACCCGCAGAACGCAGTGAGCCAAGGATTCAACGCGGCTCAGTTCGCACAAGGTGTGATGGGCAACATCAGTGGTGTTACCACACTGATGTCAGCGGGTTTCACGGCTAACGAGGCGTTCGTCGTCGCTACGGCAGGTGTCGAAGTGTACGAGCAGCGCATCGGTACGCTTCAGGTCACCGAGCCATCGGTGCTGGGCATGCAGGTTGCCTACGCGGGCTACTTCGCTAACCTCGTGATCGATGAGGCGGCGATCATTCCGCTGAACAACGCTGGCAGCTAGCCGAAACCGCAAGGGAGATAACCATGTTCGTGCGCAATGGTGAGGTTGCGGGCTCGATCATCGTAGAGCCGGAAGAGGTCATCGAAGATGATTTCGTTGACGAGCCGGAACCTGTCGTGATCGATGACGAGCCGCAGCCTGTGTCTGAGTCTGAGCCTGAGCCTGAGTCCGACGAGGACGAAGATGAGGATGAAGACGACGAGGACGACGACGAGCCTGAGCCTGTCGTGCAGTCCAATGGTGTTGAGCCGCCCCCGCATTCAGCCCTCAAAGCTGAGTGGGTGGAATTCGCGGTGACTCACCACGGGGCGAATCGGTCCATTGCCGAGACGCTGACGAAGGACAACCTGATCGCACGGTACGGCGGCTGATGATTGACATGCGGTGGTGCTCAATGGTTTTGGGCATCACCGCATTGTCAGCGGAAGGGTGGGTAGCTCATGGCATCTGATGATGTCAATACAGCCAACGACATGGTTGTTCCCGATCAACTGGCCAACATGCCTGGTGCCCCTTTCGATCAGACCGAAGTGGACATTGCGGTGGCCACCGTACGCAAAGCGGTCATGTGGCATATCGCGCCCATCCGTAGTGAGACACACACTTTCGACGTGCCGCGCATGTCGCGCAAGATCTTGCTCCCTACGGCCAAGCTGATCAGTGTTGATCAGGTGCGTGGCCGGGGCGATGAGATCCTTGCCGCTGACTACGAGGCGTCTACACAGATGTCAATTGTCAAGCGCCTCAATGGGTTTTGGCCTGAGGGCTACGACGTGGTTGAGGTGGACATGACGCACGGGTATGACACTGTGCCCGAAGATCTGCTGACTATTGTTGCCGCTGTTGCTGCTACCACCCGGCGTGATCAGGCGGTGCGCGAGGCGGTGGCCGGAACATACACGCTTCCCCTGGTGGGGATCGACAACGTCATCTACCGATATGTGCCGTGGCACAAGCGATTCGGGTGGGCGTAGTCATGCCGCTGGAGATCAACGAACAGGGCTGGAAAGAACTGGCTGAGGTGATCGTTGACGGTGAACTTACCCGGCGCGCACAGGCTATTGCTGACGCCTGCAATCAACAGGCCGGGCTGACTGATGGATACCGCATTGGCACTGAGGGCGATGGGCCGCAACTGACCAAGCATGATCAGCGTATTACCGTCATCGCCGCGACGGCTGAGGCGATAGTCGACAACGCCAAGAACAATCGACTAGTCCAAAACTTCAATCTTGCCGGTGGTCAGTGACATGCCTTACGCCGGAACGCTTTACCGCGACTACTTCAAAGACAACCTGGCTGATGATGTGGGTGTGTCCAATGATGTGCCAAGTATCCGCGCCAAGCGTCAGGTGGCCGTGCTGACCGTACCGGCTGGCGGGCATGCTAAGCCTGAGCAGTTTCGGTGGCAGCGGATCATCGTGCAGATATGGGCGCAGGGTAACGCCGAGATGGATGCAGATGCTGCCGGTGCCGAATTAGGTAATGACGTAAGAACTCTCGTGCTGCGGTCCAAGCGCGAGCTAGCTACTGTTCACAAGATTGTGTTGGTCGGTGACCTTGGCAGGTTCGATGATCCCGACGACACAAGCCCACGGTTTCAAATGACGTTCGATGCGTTGTTTAAGCAGACCGTGCCCGTAACGTCCCCGGCTGCAACATAATTGGAGGAAACAGAAATGGCCGATGTAGACCTGATTTACGCCGCAGAGCCGACTACGTCGGGCTCGATCTTTGTGGCACCCAAGGGGACGCCGCCCCCGGCTGAACCTGATGATCCTGCGGGGGCGACAGCCACGCTCAGCGAGGACTGGACCGATCTCGGCGACGTTGGCGAGGACGGGTTCACTGAGAAGACGGAACGAAGGTTGGTGCGCAAGCGCAACTTTGGCGGCAAGGTCGTCAAGGTGCTGCAAACCGAATTCGGCAAGATGTTCGATCTGGTGTTTCTCGAAACGTTGAATGCCGATGTGCTCAAGGCGATTCACGGCGCGAGCAACGTCGACATCACAGCGGCGAACGAGACGCACGGCAATCAGATCGTTGTGCGCAAGAACGCCAAGCGGTTGCCGCACCTCTCATGGGTGGTGGATACCATCGATTCCAGTCTCGGCGTCGATGAAGACAACCCCGGTCGCTTTCGCGAGTACATCCCCGATGGCCAGATCGTGGACACCAAAGATGTCAAGATCGTCCACAGTGACACCATCGAATACGGTGTCACCATCGAAGCTTTCGAGAAGGACGGCAACAACGTCATCTCGTGGAGCGACGATGGCAAGCTTGCCGTTGGTTCGGGAAGCTAGCCCTCAAGCGCTGTGGAGGGGAACCGTTTCCACGCAGCCGGGGGCGTTTCCCCTCCACGGCTCTAGTCACCCCGGCTGCGTGAATCTCAACCAAGAAAGAAAGGCTGCATAATGGCTGCTGCGCGTAGGACTGAAGATATCGAAACCACTGCCGAGGACATTGCCGACGTTGTTGAGGCTCACGTCGCAAATGTGAAAGCCAAGTCACCAGAACGGCTTTCGATTGATGTTGAGGTGCCGGTCGGTACTAACGGCAAGGTGGAAACCAAGACGATTACCTATCGATCGTTTAACCTTGCGCCCCTTGGTATTCTGCGCCATACGCGCGGCAACCAGCAAGAACAGATGTGGGCAATTTTCGAATGGGCTTTAGCCCCAGAGGATTTGGACGTGCTGGATAGGGTGCCGTCCCACAAGCTGAACGATCTACTCATTGCGATGCAGACAGCATCGGGGATTGCGATGGGGGAATCGTAGGGCTTCTCAGTGTGATCGACAAACACGGAGAAGCCTTAGAGGCTGATCTGATTGACCGTGGGTTGCGCCTAAGGTGGTGTCCGTCACCGGATTTCACCTGGCGTGATCTGCACTTGTTCGTCAAGTTCGCTGACATGGATTCCAAGTTGATGCGTTCGATGTATCCCGACAAAGCCGGGTGGACGCTGACGAATCAACTGCTGGCGATCATCGCTGACGTGCTGCGGTGGTTGCAATGGGCTAAGACGAAAGACGGCATGAAGGGCTATAACCAACCTGAGCCGATTCCCCGCCCCGGCGTTGTGCCGTTGCGTAGGCCGGTGCATCCCGGTGCAAAAGGCTTGCCACGCAGTAAGCTTCGCAAGGTGCTTGGGCTTAAGCCGCGCGAGGATCGCGCTACCAGACTGAAACAGCTATTCACGAAGGGGAGATATGGCGACTGAGCTAGCCTCTGGCTACGTTAACCTGGGCATCAAATACGACGATGCGATGAAACAGGTTTCCCGTGATATCACGGGATTGGAAAAGACTGCGGCTAATACGGCATCGCGCGTATCTTCCAGCCTGTCAATGGGTTTCAAGTCTGTAGCCAGCGATGCTAGCCGGGCGTCTACGTCTGCCAGCCGCGCATTCGCTGACGGGTTGAATAAAGGTATCGGTCAGGCGTTTAGTCAAGCGTCGGGCCATATGGGGGTGTTTCAGGGTGCGGCAGATAAAGCCTTTGCCGGAATCACTTCCAAGGCAGGGCTTGCCGCGCTCGGTGTCGCCGGTATCGGTGTTGCTGTCGCAGCGTTGGGGAAACAGTTCTATGATCTTGGTGCGCAATGGGATGACATCGGCGACAACATCACCATTCGCACGGGACGGGTAGGTGAAGAGCTCAAGAAGCTGACGACCGCTGTAGCCGACATCGGCAAGATGACCGCTGCCGATCTGGGCAGCATCGGTGACATCACACGCCAACTCTCGCAGGCGATTCCTGGCATTGAGGGAAACGCTTATGCCATAAGGCAATTGGGTTCTAACCTTGCGTTCCTGAATGCACATGGCGTAGCGGTGGACATCCGCGAGCTAGGCAAAGTGTTTTCAGTGTTCGGGACTAACGTCGCTGACACGGTGCCGACATTCGACAAACTCAACAGCGTATCGCAGGCGACCGGCATCCCGATCAATAACCTATTGGGGGCCTTGCAAAATGCTGCTCCCATTGCCAAGCAGTTTGGGTTGGATCTTGGCGAAGCTGCCGCGCTCGCGGCGACGTTTGAAGAGGCTGGGCTTAACGCTAGCGTGATGAGTGTTGGCCTGCGTACCGCACTCAAGAATCTTGCCGACAGTGGAAAGGAACCGGCACAAGCGCTTTCAGATGTTGTCACTGAAATCAAGAATCTCAATGATGCCGGAAACGCAAGAGGCAGCCGTGATCTCGCCATGGAGGTTTTCGGCACCAGAAACTTTGGGCCATTCCTTGACGCCATTCAAAGCGGCAAGCTGAATGCTGCTGGGCTGAAGCAAGCTTTCGATGAAGTGGGATTGAGTCTTGCAGACATTGCCAAGCAGACCGACGACGGTGCGCAAGGCTGGGAGAAGTTAGCCAACACCATCAAAGCTGAGTTCGGCCCGCATGCTAGCGGTTTCTTTGACATGATCAACTCGCAGGTCCAGTACATGACTGGACATCTCAGCGAGGCAACGACTGAGCTGGAAAAGCTTGTCGCTGTACCGATTACGGCAGATTCCGCATTGGGCAAAATGTTGTTACCGGCTGGCGGGCTTGATAGCACCGGCCCCGGCGTCGGCATCCCTAACGGTGCGGGCTCAGCGATAGGGTCACCCCAAATCCTTTCCCCGCGTTGGGGAACCAACATTATCTCCAGTCGTCCTGGCGGTAGCAGTGGCAGCGGTGGTGGCGGGTCGCCGTCTGAAGCACCCGTTCTGCCTTACGATTTCACCCTCCCCGAGGGCTTCGCGGGAATGCCGCAGACACCCGAAATGTTTAGCGCCGCAACGGCATGGGTGGAATCCAACCATAGTTTGGCTGAAGCGCAGGCGCGCGTTACTCAGCTTGAGGGCGACACTAACGCTACCGCAAATGAGATTCAGTCAGCGCGAAATGACTTGGCAATGGCTGAGATTCGTCACCAGCAAGTGGAAGCCAGCTTGTATGAAACTCGTCAGAAGATGCTGGAGGATGACTCCAAGCGTATCGATGAGTACAAGAACAAGATGGGCGGGTTTCCTGGCGGCTCGCTGCTAGATCTCGCGTTGTACTTTGCGGTGCAACCGCTTTACGCCGAAGCGCAAGCCAAGCTTGACGCTGCCACCGGAACCACCACATCTGCGGGTACGTCAGGGGCACCGGCATTATCGTTCCCGACTGGAAACACTGCCATTACGCCACGTCCTACGGCATCGCCGGGGCGTGGCGCTGTTCCGTCTTGGATGAAGCCTGGTAGTACCGGCGCAACTCCGCGCACGGGCTCGCCAGCGCAGCGCACAGGCCCCCAGGCGGGTGCCCCTGGTTCGCCTATAGCACCCACGCTGGATGTGCCCCCGTGGGTGACGGGGCTGCCCGGCTTCCCTGGCAGTGGTAGTACGCCGGGGCAGAATCCGCTGCTGCCTGATGTTGCACCCCGGCGCGGTGAATCGTTTAGTGGCGCAACGGCGATGCCCGGTAGTGGTGGCGGTATTCCGTATGGGTTACCTGCGGGGGCCGATAGTGGTGGCTACGGCGGCGACGGTGTTGACTTCCCTGATTGGGTTGACCAGGTCGCAGAGACGTTCGGCATTAAGCCGTCAACCTATGCCGGGCATCAGTCGGGCAGCGGCTTTAATCGCGGCATCGACTGGACCGGCCCTGTGGAGAATATGCAGAGATTTGCCGAATATGTAAGTTCTGTACCAGGTATGGAACAAGTTATCTGGATGAATCCGAATACCGGCGAGAAGATCGGTGTTGATCCCGGCGACCGTGGCGCTAACCAGACCATTGAGGACTACTATCGCGACGACTGGGCAGACCACGCCAACCACGTTCACACGCGGCAATCCACATCAATCCCGTTACCTGCTACTGGCGCAGCGCAATTCAACATGTCTAACTTTGCATCGCCCACTACATCAGGTGCGAATTGGAATGCTATCGCGCAGGGGGAATCTGGCGGGAACTGGGCCATCAATACCGGTAATGGATTCTATGGTGGGCTTCAGTTCCAGCAGTCTAGCTGGGAGGCCGCAGGCGGTACACAGTACGCGCAGCGTGCAGACCTTGCTACACCAGCACACCAAATCGCCACTGCCGAAAGGCTTTTGCAGATGCAGGGGCCGGGCGCATGGCCTAATACGTTTGTATCCTACGACGGCGGCGGTGTGCTGCCACCGGGCCGGACAGCGGTCGAAAACAATACCGGTCAAGACGAGTTCATCTTGAATCCCGAAATGCTTGCCACGCTTCAGATGGTGGCTCAACAGGCGATGCAGGCGCAGCAGGGAACACAGCAGGAACAGAACCCGTTGTCTGGCGCGGGACGTACTGAGGGGTACATTCCTGCGGGTGCGGGCGCGAGCGGTCAATCTGGATCATCCTTTGTCGCAGGGCTTTTCGGTCTAGGTGCTGAAGCTGTTAACAGCTTGATTGACACGGGCGCACAGCTTGCCAAGATGGGTGTATCGGCTGCGGTAACCGGCGCTGCTGCGGGCGGTACGATGGGCGCTGCTGCTGCTGCCGGTCCCGCTGCCAGTGCTGCGGCAAGTGTCGGGATCGACATTGGCGCAGGATTGTTAAAACAGTTGTCCTCGTTCGGTTTTCAGGTAGGCGGGATTTGGGCTGATGCCATCCCCGAAATCCTCATGCCGTTCGGTGTGCCGCGATTCTTCCAAACTGACCCGCGTGGCTTCATGCCGCAGATCGGCGCACTTCCCGTGGGCACCACGACAAGTGAGAAAGCGATGCTGGGAGACAAGGCACCCCCGAGCATGCAGCCGGGCGGGCCGGTGCAGCCTGGGCAGCTTCCCGGTGCGCAGCCGTGGGGTGCCCCGGTAAAGGCTCAGACGGGCGGTGGGGTTACTGCGTTGCCCGCATTGGCCGGGGCGGCTGCACGGTTCGCTATGGGCCAACCAGGGGGCACGCCTGGCATGAAGCAACCAGCACCCGGCACGCCTGCATCGGGCACCGGCACCGGCCCCGCCCCTGGCCCTGTGCCCGCGCCCGGCCCCATAGCTCCCAGTGCAGCCGGTGCCCCACCGGACCCCAAGCCACCGGGCGTCTTGGACAACCTGTTGGTGCCGAAGTTCGATGACGGCGGTTGGCTGGAGACTATCGGCGTGAACATGACAGGCAGCCCCGAGCCGGTGTTGTCGCATGCTCAGAACATGAACCTGCAAGCGATTGCGAATAAGCCGATGGGAGAACTAGATCCGGCTTCAGCGCAGGGTGGTTACAACGATTACCGCACGGTGATTGAGCAGGTTACCGTGAAGGACGTTGCCGAATTGGAACGCCAGTTGACCGACAGGGGCAAGCTTCAGATGATGCGCCACGGCGGTCGCCCTTCGATGGGCGGTAGGTGATGCACGAAAATCCATTCATCGAAGAGCCGACCTACTTCGATAACAAGATTCGCGGTATGTGGTTCTCCGGTCAGGGCCGTGTGTTCAACACGCATGGGGATAACGGTGGCATTCAAGGGATCTGGAATGCGCAAGGTCAGGTGCAAGGTATCTACGATGCGCCCAAGAAAACCGTGTGGAAGAGCGGCGCGTTTCAAGAGGGCTCTACACAGAAAGCGGTCAAGAGCCTTGAGCGCGATATGACGCTGGGCTTCCATTGCATCGAAACCGATACGCGCACAGCGGAAGCCAACGAATCAGATTTCCGCATGATGTTCGAGTATGAGGTTGACGAGTGGGATGACGATCCTGAACCGACCATCATGCATATTGAAACAGATCAGTCTGGCGAACGTCGGCTAGACCTTCTGATGTACGACACCCCGACAATGGAATCCGATACTGACCCGATTGAGGGGCAGTACTTCAACCTCATTTTGAAAGTACGTGCGGGGCAGCCTAACTGGTATGAGCTAGATCCTATTACGGGCGCGGCGCACAAGACGGTGTTTGAGGATAGCGCCACCAGTGCTGAGGGGTACATCGAAGTGGAGAATCCGACTGATACCGAGATGCGTCACGAGTGGGTGCTGACTCGCGCGACGTGGAACGTACCGGACCCGTCATGGCGCGGTGGTCGGGGTAAGCGCAGGCCAGCCGGGCAGTACGGCAGTAGGGTGGTTACGCTCAAGCCGATTACCGCGATACAGGGAGGCATTCGCATCAGCCTGGATGGCTCCAAGCTTCATGTGCGAGATTTCAACTACACCAACGCTATTGGTGCGATCATGCCTGCCGGTAAACGGATCATCCACCGAATCCCCCCGTATACACCGAAGACGCGATTGCCCATCAGCTATACCGCTGCCCCACCCGGTGGCGCACGTGCTGAGTTGATACAGCCCCGACGCTGGACACGACCCTGGGGGCAAGAGCTATGACGTGGCAGACGATGGACTACGAAACGAAAGTGCTTGACGTTGATAGCCTTTCGTTAGAAGAGCTGTGCGAGGCAATCTGGCAGGAAACGCTGAAGCAGGAACGCGCCGAGATCCGGTTGCGCCTACAGCCTCCGCAGACAGACATCTATGATGGTGAATGGATACTCCAGCACATCCTGACCGATGAGTACGAAGCGGAGCTATCGTGGATCGACAACGACTCTGGGCCGGGATCAACAGTCATCCCGTGGGAATCACCGGTGGCGCAATGGATTTACGATATGCAGGGGCGTATCGATCGCGGCGAGAAGCGCAACGTGCATCTCATCAGTCAGTACTGCGGCGCTCGCTGGGGTGGACGGCTGGACAGCGCTACCGTGCGTACTACAGAGGACGGCGATAAGCAGCTTATTGTTGCCTGGCTGCATGACTACGAAAATTTAAAATGGTATTCCGTTTGGAGTAACCCTTTCACCCCGGCCATCTTTCAGTGGCCTCGCGTTTTTATCCTCCCAGGCCCCGTCCCGTGGATAGGGCTTGTCAGTCTGCACCTCCAGCTACTTCGCGAGCATAATCCGATTCTCACGATTCCTGATGACCCGCTTGATTTCGCGAGTTACTTTGAGTTCCTTGACATGTCGAGTTGGCAGGTGGTGTGTAAGCCGCTGACGCTGCTTTCCGCGCTGGCGAAAGGTTATGTGTGGGGCATCATCAGTTCTCGGTGGTCCAACTGGCACGACATGATGAAAGCGCAACTTGAGGACGGCGAGTTCTCGGTTGTGGCAACACGTTTCCTTGAGGGCGACCCTGAGCCGTGGGAGGGGGCGAACCTCAGACACGGCGCGCTGTGGGTGGACATCGTTGATAAGTCTGGCGTGCTGATCGGCACCTCGCACGGCGGCACCCTGTTCGACGGATTAGCCCGTACCGCAATGGAATTCATAGAGGATTTCACGGATTCCACGCTTGAGGTAATCGCTGACGCCGATACGCCGCACGAGTACCTGATGCCAGGGCTTCGCTTGACGACACCGCAGGTTCCTTATGTCGTGTACTACGAGGGTGATGATTCGCCGATACAGACATCGGACCTAATTATCAGTCCTGCCAAGGGAATTCAGGTGGAGTGCGGTGGGCATAGCATGCCCGGCATCAACGAAACCATAAGTGCCGCAGTGCAAACCGGGTTCGGGATGCTTGGGTCGATAATCGGCTTGGGTTCACTCGGTGGCACAGTTGACCAATTTTTGAAGCCGCTTTACGAGGACACGATATTGGCCTGGATGGCCGTGAAAAACATTCTGCGAGCACAGCATTCGGGATGGTCGCGGTACTTCTCTTACTTCCAGGACGGCGCGAATAAGGCGTATACCATTGCGTCCCTTATGGTTCTACGTGCTGGCTTCTGGGCGACGAAAACCACTATCAGCACACAGATTTCGGTGATCGACTCATCACCCTGGATGGTGGGTGATCGCGGGCTAGGTCATTTCTTTTTGGGTGATCGCGTGGGTGTGTCATTGAAGAACGACCCACGCAAGGTCATTCACATAGAGCGTTGCCGCAGACTAGATCTCAAGTGGTCTTCAGATAGCCCATTCCCTGAGTGGGTCATCGGCATCAACGACGACCGCGCTATGCAAGATCCCGCGCAGCGCGCGTGGGCGAAGATCGAAGCTATTGTGTCAGCGTTGCGCGAGCTCGGTGTCTATTAGAGAAGTGTTGTCTTACAACAGCTTTGGAGGTGCCATGATTGCCAAGCTGTGTCTGGAATGCTTTCGCCACCACTTCGGCGACGACGCCAAGATTCACACTGTGACGTGGTCTGCGCAATGCAGCAGTTGCCACAAGGAAACACCTCCGCGCGGTCTGCTGATCAAAGCCGACCTGGTCGCGACCATGGCCCACGCCTAGCCGCGCGCGCGCGGGCGCGAGGGGTTATAGCTGCCGGGCTTCTCGTAGTTGCTCGGTTCGGGGAACATCGTGGCAAACGTATTGCGGTAGTGACGCCATGAGTTGTCATCAGTGGAGTGGAATGGTTTGCGAATCTGCCCGGCTCCGTAGACTTTAACGTCACCGCGTAGTTCTCCACCGATGTCGTTGATGTTGCCGTAGAGCGAACGCCACTGGGGCGGCGCGTCTTTGGTGATGTGGGTAAAGCGGTCCAATGTGTCGGCCATCGCCTGCCGGTTGACCAGCATTGGCTGATGCAGTTCGTAGCTGATCGGGTCCACAAACCCGAGGGCTTGGAGGACAATAAGCGCGGTGCGCAGGCTACGCGCCCACGCGGTATTCGGCTGGCGCATCAAGCTAGGCAGCTTGAGGTGTTCGCGCAGGGTGCCGCGATAGCCGATAGGCAGAACATCAATGGGTTTGGTGATGAAGAAATCATCATTCATGATTACCAAATCGTCTGCTATGTCAGTGTTTTGGCAGGCGCGCAGAATGTTGTGATAGACGTTGGCTCCAGCGTGGCGGCTGGTGTTGCCGGGGATGTATTGCACATTGATCAACCACGAGGGTTTGTAGCCAGAGATCCACACCTGGCCATGCGGGAAGTTCTTTTCCAGGCATCGCAGCGACCAGCGCAGTTCATCATTGGAATCGCCGGGGCGCACCGGATAGAGAATATCGACTAGCATGGCCGAAGATCATAGCTCGAAAGGCAGACAGATATGAGCAGACCAGGCGGGGTGAACTTGCCACCGGGGTTCAACCCGAATGATCGTAAGTACAAGAAATTCGCAAATGCGTTGCCTACCAGGGAAACCTGCGACCTGAGCAGTCCTAGTGAAATGTTCCTGTGGATGCTCGTGGCGCAGCCGGGGATGAACGGCGGTCATCAAGCGATGCCGTCGAGCTACAACATGCTGGTGTCAGAACGGTTACACCAGTTGGGCGCGATGCTCCAGTGTCCTGAGTGTGGGTTCACGAAAGTTCCTGAATTGCAATACGTTCCACCGTCCACCGAAGATCCACATTGGCTGACTTCGCCAGGAACGTGGATGAAACCGGAGGATGTGCCGGTGTCAGACAAGGATGCCATTGATACGGCGCTGGATGCATTGACGACTTCGCAGAAAGCCGCATTGTTTGCACGGCTGAAGGTGCGTCAGAAGGGAGATCAGGATGAGCAATAGGGAACTGGGCAATGTTCCGGCGTTGGGCCGTCTGCGTTTGATTGACGGTCAAGATTTCGTGCATGAGTTCGACCTGTACGGCACCCTGCCCATCGGCACGATAGTGGCTCTGGAGATGACAACCCCGCAGCGTGATTATAGCTACGGTCTATGGCCGGTGGTCGACCTGGTTGCGCGTATCGACGCCGCCGATCATGCTGTCGTCCCTAATGGTTCATGGTTCCGGCTGTGGACGACATACCCTGATGACGGTGGGCGATTCTGCGATCTCGCTGGACCGGTGGAAAGGAATCGCCGCTAATGCCCATGCCTGATGATTTCAAAGCCATTCTGGTGACAGCGTTTATCGACAACGTTACTCACATGTCACTGCACACCACGCCCGGCCCCGGCACCACGGGCGCTAATGATTCAGCCGTGACTCACGTAGAGCTCACTTGGGGTTCCATAGTTGATGGCGTGTCAAGTGCATTGGCTGAGTTCGCTGACGTGACAGGGGATTACACGCATATCGGCTTATGGGAAGGGGCGACATTCCGGCAAGGCATTGCTTGCGAGATTCATTACACCGCACCAGCTAATCTCGCCATCCTGGTAACACACGAGGTGGGCGACGAGGTGGATGAGTAATGGGGCTGTCGAAGCCGAGCACTGCGCCGCATGGTAAATCGGCGTTGTCGCGCGTCGTTCGTACCACGTCGGCACTACTGAAGACGACGATCACCGCAGATTTCTCTGATATGAGCAAGTGGGTGGTGTTATCGGGTACGCCAGAGATATTGTCAGGCAGCCTTTCTGGCAGAACGGCAGTGCGTTACGTCGATGAATTGGCTAGCGACAACTACAGGGTGACGGCTACCATCGGTGCTGTGCTGCCGGGGCGTACTTGGCTGGTGACGAGCGCTAACCCTAACTTCGATAGGTTCTACGCTGTCGAGTTGAACACTGGCGGGCTGGCGTGTTTCTGGTCGATCATTCATGGAACTGGTGTGGTGGCAACAACTTCCACAGGATTGTTCGGCATCATTTCTGGCATCATCGGTTTCGTGTTGGGGCAATTCGAAGACATCATTGCGGCGCTGTTCGGGCAGGCTGAGATCGAAGGTGTTGCCGAAGCGGGACATACGGTAACGGTGTGGTGGGATGAGCCGAATTCGCGCGTGCGCGCGTATTACGACGATGACGAAGTGACCAGTATGGCGGTGCCGCGCTATGAGTTGCAGCACGTGCCGGGTTTCCGGTACTTCGGGATTGTCAGCGGCATCGATGGTCCTATCCTGGATGGCGTTATGTTCAATTCTGTGACGGCACAAGATGTTTGAGCCACTGGACAAAACTCCGGTAGCGTATGGGCTCAAGCTGGGCAGGCCCGACAACCGGCGCTATACCTATCAAGGTGATCGGCGCAGCATGGTTAAAGAGCCGGAACTGATGGGACCGGACGCGCACGGCGTGTCATGGCTGCCGGTGCGCGCCTACTATGAGGATGGCAAAACGCTTGTGGTGTTCACACCCATTCACCCCGACGAAATTGGGAGGTTCCTGGCATGACCTCACCGGACGAAGCCAGCCCAGAGGGGTCGTTTCAGCCTATCGGAGAGTTAGCCGCTAGGCCGCAAGAGGATTGGGAAACTCAGATGCAAACCCAAGCACTGGGTGGCCATGAGACGATCCTGGGCGCGCTGTTCGGCGGTCTGCCATCCGGTATGCCCTTCCCGATGGCGCTCTTAACTGTCATTGCGCGGCAGTTGTTGGATGATCCTACGGCGGTGTGGGATTCGATAGATGATGTTTTGTTGAGCATACCCACTATCATCATTAATGCGGCTGAAGACATTCTTGATTTGATCGGCAATCTGCTTGGCATTCCCAATCTTGGTGCGGTGCTTCAGCAGTTAGCATTGTTGCCATCGCTTCTACTCAGCGCGGCAACCGGTGAGGATCAAGACGGCGACAACGACACCATATTAGATGATTTATTTGATGTGTTGCGCAGCATCTTTGGTGGCGGCACTCCTGATGAAGATCCCACTGACATCACGCCGCCTACTGCGCCGAACCTGACGCTTAATGGCGCTAGTTACAGCACGATTACCGTCACTGCATCGGGAGCGGTGGACCCGCCATGATTGTTGGTTATAACTTCTATATCAGGCCGCAGGGTTCTTCTGATCCGTGGGTAAAGGTGAACACTGCTCCAAACCCGCAGCCTACCTTCACGTTTGATGATTTGCCGCCAGGTGAAGATTACGAAATGAAAGCGACGGCGGTTGACCGTGGTGGCAATGAGTCTCCGTTTTCGGCGGTGCTCACTGCTTCGACGGTTGAGCTTGAATTACCGGAGCCGGGTGGCGAGATGTTGCTGGCTGATCGTAATGCTATTGATGCTATCGTTAATGCGGCGAAAGCTGTTGGTAAGCAAAAGGGTATCGTCATTGCGACGACTGGGCCGCGTGGGTACTACACCAAAACATATGGCACCACATCAGGCACTACACCAGTCACCGCCAACGATCATTTCCGCATTGGGTCGATCACGAAAGTGTTTGTAGCCAACGCGATTTGGCAGCAAGTCAACGCGGGCACAATGACCCTTGAGGATACCGTCGACCAGTATGTCAGCGACATCCCCAACGGCGATGTGATGACCATTCGGCACTTGTTGACGATGAGGTCGGGGTTGTACACCACGGCGAACGATTACATCACGGCACTGATGTTCATTGTCATGCCCGGCTCGAATCGAACGCGGGCCGCAAATCTTGCCGCTATCCGTAGACCTGCGGGGTTCCCACCGGGCGAGCGTTATCAGTACAACAACCTGAACTACATTCTATTAGGCGTAATTCTCGAAACACTCACGGGTAGAACGATTCACGACATTGTCACTAACGACGTGATCGTACCTCTTGGACTTATCGAAACCACTTGGCCTACAGGCAATACCGTTCCGGCCCCATCTGGTGCGAACGGATTTATCGGCGCGAATATCGATCCTGATTGGTATGAAGCATCGGGCAACATGATTTCGACCATTGGCGATTTGGTGAAGTTCGGGGAGCATCTGCGCGACGGGGCGCTGATCAGCCCTGGCTCACATGCGCTGTGGGAGAGTGAATTTTGCGGTTATGACTGGACTAAGACTGGGCCTGATCAGTTCGGCTACGGGCTGGGGTTGATGAGTTTTGGTCGTTGGTTTGGCTACAACGGATCAACGATTGGGTTTGGTTCGGCAGTGTTCTATGATCCGGTTTCTGGGACCGTGGTGGCGATACTCCAGAATTTAGGGCCGGGGTTTCCAAACTTAGCGGCGGGCGGTGAACCGTTGCACCCGTTGTTCTATGAGATCGGGAATTATTTGCAGTCCGGTTCGATGGTGTCGCCAGGGTATTTTTCATGTGAGCCTGGTATTTTGAATATGCCTACGCTGCTTATGGTTTCGGCGTTTGGTACTGCCATATTCATTGGCGGTACGCTGATTGCACCGTCGATGACGGCGACTCCGGCGTTCGACGTGCCTGGGCTCAGTAGCAATCTGGTATTGCCGTCGATAGTTACGACACCAGTGTTCAATCTGCCGTTCATTGCAATGACTGTGCCATCGATGATCACTGAGCCCGTGTTTGAGGTCGCGGCGACTGATCCATATTTGGTAGCACCATCTGTGACGACAACGCCGTTGTTTGGCATTCCTGGCGCATGGCTGATGCGCATAGTGGAAGTCAATACAGAGGTCGACAATGAGTTGCTGCCGCCTGGTGCTACCGGTGTCGTAGTAGGGCCGCTGGTTGGTGCTGGAGGTGGCGGCGGCTGTGGCTACCGCAATGACGATGCGTTTGCTTCCGGTGGTTCCGGTGGTGGTGGCGCGGCGAAGAGTGATCCGCTGCTTGTGCCTGTCGAATTGTTGGGTGCTACCTATTCCACGACGCGCGGCATGGGCGGCGCGGGCGGCTCGTCTATCGGCCAGTGGGGCGGCATCGGTGGCGATTCGGTCTTCGAATCTGGCGACGTGACGATCACCGCTGGTGGAGGCGAGGGGGGCGGTGCTGGCCGCAACGGCTCAGCGGAGGTAGGCGGCGATGGTGGAACAGGCACCGCTACAGGGGTTTCCGCTACATTCCGCAATGGCACGGCGGGCCGTGCGGGCACAGGCGGCGGCACGCCGCTAGCGACAATCAACAACACGGTTGGCGGCGGTCCTGGCGGCGGTGCTGGTGGCGGGTTGAACATCAATGGTAATGGCGGTTCGGGCGGCAAGGGCGGCAACTCTCTGACCGGCACGGGTGGCGCGGGTGGTGTGACGACAGGCGGCACCACTAACGCGGCAGGTTCTCCCGGTGCGAATCCCGGTGAGGATGCACCCGGTGGCGGTGGTGGCGGTGCGGGTGGCGGCTTGAACCAACAGGCGGGCGGCATCGGCGGCATGGGTGCGGGCGGCGGCGGTGGTGGTGCGTTCAACAGCACATCCGGCGAGGGTGGCGCAGGCGGCAACGGTGGTGACGGGTACATTGTTTTGACATGGTATCTGTCCATTGAGACACTTCTGGCAGAGCCGATTATCTCGGTGCCGATATTCGGTGTGCCACTGCTCATTTCGTCGCTTCCTGTTCCGTCGATCACGGTAACTCCGGTGATGGCTGTGGCGGCGGTATACGACACGTTCGCGGTTCCGTCGATCACCACAACCCCGGTGATGGAAGTGGCGGGGGTATATGACACGTTCGCAGTTCCGTCGTTCACCACAACCCCGGTAATGAACGTCCCGACGATTGCTAACGCTTTACTGGTGCTGGTTGACTCTATTCTCAACAATGCCAATACCATTGACCTCTCAACCCTGGATTACGCGGTGGGCGATATTATCGTCATGTTCGCGTTCAACGCCGCTTTGAATACCACCCCGGCGAAGCCGACGCCAGGCGGCACCGTTCCCACTCTCACGGATATCGACGCCAACACAGGCGCGGGATCATGCGCTTCACGGTGTGCGTATTTCGTCGCTGCGAATACCAGCTACACATCGGGAACATGGAGCGCTAGTGGCCTAATTGCGGTTTCGTTGCGCGGGCAGGCCGCATCGCCTATCGGCGGGCACGCTGAAGCTGGAGCCGTTTCCATTGCTACGGCACCCGCTGTCACCATGACTGAAACAGACGGCAGTTCGATTCTGCTGCATTTCTTT